AGGAAATCAAAGATTGAGCTAGTAACATCTGCAACTGATTTTGATACAGTTTGGACAAGAATGTTCCACATTGTTCTACTCTGCTTTCTCTGTTGATTCTTGTAACTTTTTTTCTTCTTCTACAACCAGGACTAAATTCTCAATAGCTTTACCAAACTCACCAGCGGCTACACCTACTTCTGCTATAGCCTGTTCAAGATTAGTTGAAATCTTTACTCCGAAAGCTTTAAGCAAGACGAATAGTGTTGCGTAGGTAGAGTCTTTTGCAACATAATCCAGGATGATATCGTACCATTTCTTTTCTTCTGCCATAGTTCATTCCTTTCTATACATTAACATATACACCATCTTTATATTTCATACATTGTCTGCGGTTATTATCTTTGTTATAACTTATATGGACCCACTTAACTCCATCAGCTTCTTCAAGAATCAATTGGTCAAACACTAGGTTCTTCCTACACCAATTAAACATAGCTTCACAACTTTGTCCTTTAACAGTAAAGTCACAAGCCATACCTTTTAGATGCTGGGATGTTGAAGACCCACCTACCTCAGTGTTGAGTTTTTTACAACGATAACCGCTTGATATATATACCGGGGATTGTAAGCATCTTCTTATCTTTTCCATACAGTTGTCATGGAGACGTGTTATATTTACAATAGCTTCCTTGGTAGGGGTGTTATCTATCCCTAGAGATTCTGCCGTATCTGATTTAATAAACTCTTCCAGTTGGAAAAATCTTGATAACTTCATTTTTGTTATACAACCTTTCTGTCTATATGGATACCTTGTCCGTCTAAAGTATTAATAATCAAGGATATATACCTATTACCGTCTAGCTTGCCGTATACGACGTTTTTGAACTGCCTTAGGTATGTTACTATATCCGAAGTAATTTTATCGCCTTGTAGAGGCGCACAGTCTCTGTTATTATTATTCTCTCTTGTAGCAAGGGCGAGATTATCTATAGTTGTCTTACCACCTTTACTATATGGGAGGAGATGTTCAAGAGTTGTTTGATTAGGGCCAACTTTCTTTAATTCCCCACCATATATCCCACGTTTAACAGTTGGTAGCTTCCCTTGGTACCAGTAGGTTTTAAGCCAATGAGAATAACCAAAGCTAACTTCCATAACTACTCCGCAATATTCAAAACACAAGGTAGCCAGAAATTAGTTCTGATATAAAAATCAACCCCTGCTTCTTTTGTGAAGTTTATTATCTGGTTATCTTTTAACAGAAACCCACCTTTAGTAGGGAGTGTTGCTGAGTTAATTATATAGGCTCTCCCTTGTACCTGAAGGGTATAGGTTTTATTATCTTCGAAAGTCAACCCGGTTAAGTCGGATACTTTTTGATAATTGTTGTTTGTATTAATTTTGTAAGTTCCTAAGTTTGCCATGCGTAATCATACCTTTCTTTTAAACATAAATTAAGTTCTATACTATCCGAATCTCCTTTTGTCGTTTTCGTAGTTGTTTTTAATTTCATCTACAGAGAGTACTCTGTTCCATAGCCTCATCGTGTTTATGTTTGTATATTCGCCATAAAAAGCGCCTGGACCGTTTGTTTCTACAGGGAATACACTGTTTGTTGAGGTACTGTTGGCGCCCATAATACCCATGTTTCTTATATTAGTTGCAGTAGGGCACACGCCGCCGTCACTGTCCGTGATAAGGGTTATTTCTACAAACTCTCCGTTGATGTAGAGCTTTGTTGTGCCCGCTTTGCCCAGTACATCTGTCAGCGCTATGTGATAAACCTTGCCGGGTTCAATATTAAGAGCATATAGAAGTTGTTTTGTCCTGGCAGATGAAGCATTGTACACCTGATAATGATAAGCATTTGATGTGAACATCGCCTGGAAACCGCCGCCGATGATGTGGTTGATAAGCAACTGCTGGGATATTACGTTATCAAAAACATTGGATATGAAACTGCCGGTAAACTCAAAAGTCAGAGCAGATAAATCAAAAGAGGGAGCGAACATCGTACCGCCGAGCCTGCAGGAGTTGTTTGTAAAGGTTGGCGTACCATTAAGTTTTTCCAAGCAGCCAACAGAGCTTGATTTCCCTACGTAAGGGGTATAAACAAGGTTTTGCATACCGTTTATGGTCTCATCGTGTATCCCTTCACGGGAATTTATTTCAGCGTCCAGCCACAGGCATAACCCTGCTGTGTTGGAAGGTGAAAGGGTTTCTATTACCGTTCCTCCTCCGCCACCATCAACACTAGGAGTAATTGAATTTTCGTTAAATGCAAATGTCATTACTTTTTACCTTTCTTTTTTCCTTTACAAGCCATAGTTAATTCCTTTCTATTAGTATTTTCTTAATATCAGAGAGGTCCACTCTCATATCGTGAAGGTCTTGCTGGAAAGACTTATGATTCTCTCGATAAGTTTTATCACTCACATAATTATCTGCAATATATTTTATAAGGTCTGCTCTTTCTTTTTGAAAGTCCGCAGGTGTCATAAATACTTTATATTGCAACCCTATAATGATTAATAATACTATCTGTGGGCCGTAGTTGTGGATGATTTCTAACATACCCCACCTACCTTACTTCCAGTTTTCTGGTATTGAATCATAATTACTAAGATTTGTACATCCCCTAAAACAATCATAACCAATAGGTGTTGCAGATGATTGGTTAACTACGTCCCAATATTCTGGGGCATTACCTGTTAGGTTCTCACACCCATCAAACATCATATTCATACTTATTATATCGCACCTTGTCTGGGCTAGTGTACTTAAGAATCCTTCTGGAATTGATGTTAAACCAGTACAGTCCTTGAACATACTACCCACCTCTATTTTACTCAGCGTCTTTTCGGGTGGTATACTATCAAGTAAGTTGGCTGGAATAGTCGTAAGACTAGTACAACCTTGGAACATACCGCCCACATTGATTTCACCATCCGCAGTCAAAACCTTATCTAAGAACCCTTCTGGTATTTCCTTCAAGGCGGTGCAACCTTCAAAGGCACCGGCTACATCCTTAGGTAATTCAGCATTGTTAAACAAGTTAGCTGGGACAGTTTCTAGTGCTGTAGAGTCCTGGAAAATTCTATTACGCCCGTCTGTTGAATGCATTGTAGCCCCCTCGAATAAGTTCTCAGGTATTGATGTAAGTCTCGGGCATTTTTCGAACAGGTAGTCCCAGGCGACAGAACTACCAATATTTCCAAACATTGCTTCTTCTTGCTCGAATGATTTTATCCCAGATGAACTAAAAGCCCCTCGGCAGGATAATATACTGTTAGTGTTGTTCCCCGGGAAAGTATGGGGTGGTATTGATTCAAGATTTGTTGTGTTGTAAAATACTTGGTCAATGTTTGTTACGCCATCTAAAGTATAGAATAGATAATCACATATATCTGTCAATTGGCCGCATCCACCAAATACACCAGCTATGTTTGTCAGGTTTGGATGTTTTTCTTTTGTAAACGGCGGATACAAAACCCTCTGTATATTACTAGCCCAAAACAATCCACCTACATTTCTAAGGTTAACTAACCCATCAAAAATACCATCAGGTATTGCCGGTAGTTTTGACCCTGCAAAGAAGTATAAAAGATTTTGTATCTGGGTATTGTTTTTAAAGAAATCATTAGGCACTTGCTTAAGCGCATTGTGGAAGTTTGAGTATGAATGACCTAAGGTTATGGATGGAGTACCGTCAGCTTCAACCCATTGTGGTAATGGGGTTAAATACCTTGTGACCATATTGGGATAACTGTCACTAAAAAAATCACTTCTTATCTTATACTCGGTCGGTCTATAATATACAATGTACGTGCCTGGTGTTGTGTAAGTATGAGTTGCCCGTACCCCAGCCTCAAAGTTTTCTACGCTACCATCGCCCCAGTCAATCTGGCTAGCTACTGCAGTTGTGCCTACACTAAAGGGCTGTCTAGAATATGAAGTTTCTATTTCAAAAACAAACCTTTCGTTTTGTGTTGGAGCTGTGTTCCCACCAAGAGGGAAAAGCTTAGTTATAATACCCATTAAACATCCTTTCTTTTGTGACATACACCATCCTCCCTAGTTCCATCTTCCTTGTAAATTACCAAACCAACTTGTCCCACCATCATCACTACGAAATACTAAATAGTAGCTACCAGCGTTGGTTAAGTTAGGTACTAACCCCTCTTCCCAATGGACGCTACTAGGGAAGTTTAAAGCTACTGGAGTATCTATAACCAACTTAATCTCGAAGGTTATGGTATCAGTAGGAGTAAATACTATATTAGATGTATTGAAAGTAAATGTTGTATCTACTGTTGGTGATAATCTATATATCGCCACATCTTCATTTAGAACAATATCTACTGTAGCCCCACTAGTCAAGTCTGTATGGGTTTGTACTATACTGGCTGTTGATTCTCCTCTAGGAATAGTAAAGTCAAGTATAATATCTTGGTTTGTTCCAGAGTTAACTACTTTAGCATCAGTCCCTTCTTCTCCTGTGGTAGTTGTGCCAACTGTGAATGTATAAGCAGGGTCTCCTTTCGGACCTTGTGGACCTTGTGGACCTATAGGACCTATAGGACCTACCGGACCAGCAGGACCAACAGGGCCTTGAGGACCAGGACCACCTGCAGGACCTTGTTCATTTAATTGTATAATTACTTCTGGTTGTTGAAGTATATTAATTCTTATCTCATCATTAAAATCACTACTCATATAGACTCCTACTGTTTACATATTCTAAAGATAGCTGTTTGACAAGCTTGAGAGCTAACTATATCGTGGTCATCTTCTAAGCCCCCTATAAGGGTTATTATTAAATAGTATTTACCAACAGGATTATTTGTATCATCCTGAGTTATTCTTACCTTAAATTGGCCACCATTAGGATTGGTAATCATACCATCAACAGCTGGGTCCGAAGTAGTAGTTATATTCTTAGATCTACTGTTTCGTATGGTTGCTTCTTAACTTCAAAGCTAATAGTCCAATCAGTTAAATCCATAGGTACTCCACCAGCCAACACAGTAAAACCTATAGACTTAGCTTCACCTTGTTTTATTGTAATAACATTTCTGGATGTTAAGTTCTCATCTACATAAGGCATATTAATTGTCTCCTAGAATAATACCTGTTACTTGAGGAAGGTTTGTATAATCAACAAATATCTTTTGTACTTCCCCTACGTTTTGAGCTTGTTCTATTTGATACTTAATGTTAGCATTCTGAGTCCATATAGCATTTGTCAACACAACTATAATCTGACCAAGTTCCATCATCTCAGCCTTGGTAAGTATTGCTGATTTATTATTCATTCCATACCATTGGATAGAATCTCCTTCCTTCATAAATTGAGCCACACCTAATAGGTTTGCCTTCTGGTCGGTGTCATAATCCCACATAATATCTTTATATTCAACACCACTTGCTAACCTCTCATCTCTTTTAGTATCGTTCTCAGCAATCTTCTTTTCTTTCTCTTGTTGCAATAATACTTTGTTATACTCGGGATTTATATCCATAGCTATATCTTCAGCTACATATATATATTTATTAGGATTGTTATTATAGTCATCGTAATCAACTTCTTTAAACTCATGGGTTGACCCAACAAAAGCATAAGGACCCCAAGCAACTAATCTATTATTATCAGATGTGTCTATTTGTACAAACATTTCTTTCCTTTCTTATAGCCTATATATTATCTATTTTATTATATTTTATAGCATATAAGATATAATATTATCTATTTTAACTAGCACCAACAGGGATGAATACCAATGTCAACCCACCGTTATCTTCTCTTGTTATTGTTTGACCTTTTCTAATAAATGCCATACTACCTATACCTAAATAGCCAGCACGACCATCACCTCTAGCCTGGTCATTACAGAAAACTCTTTGCTCGTCTATCTTTACCTTTGTTGTTGCACCAGCGGATGAGGCGCCTTCGCAATATAACCAACCACTAGCTGTAGCAACCCAACCAACACTAACATTGTATTTTTTGTTGAAGTTTGGGCCTATTGCACTAGCTAAAGCTTCCGCATTTTGGGAGATAAATCCCCCACCATTTCCACTTTGGCCTATCTGCTCGTCGCTAACACTATCAATATTATTAGAAGAGTCTGTTGTATACAAACCTATCCTTCTATAATACACATAATCAGTAGGGAGTGCCGGGTTTATGGATTGTTGAGAAATAAGGATATCTGTTGATAGTTCGGCGGTGCCGATTATATAAACATAATAAGTTGTAGAGGCCGCTTGGTTTGTGTTTGTTTTACTAACTTCGTTACTAAGAGATAATACTTTAGTATATGTACTATCGTAACAAGTACCTGCGCTAACAAGGATAGTATTATTACCAACCCTTGTAATACTCAATCCTGATATTATATGGACTGCGTTACTTATTCTATTATTTAAAGTTTGAAGATTAACCGCATCATAGCTGTTCAGAGCATCAGCAACAGAAAATCTAATACGGTAATCCCCGTTTATATTCGCTTTCTGTTGTTCTAATTGCCTTATAGAATTAGTTATATCTGAGAGAGTAAGTTCCAATCCGTCTATGAAAGCTTTAATAAGATTAAAGTTGTAATTAACTTCTTGGCTCTTCGCTTTAGTACCGGCGACAAACTCTATTAAGTTACCTATAGGCATTTATTGTTCTCCTAACTTTCTCATCATATAAGAATTATATCTACGTAAGTTTTTGTAAGTGTTGGGTTGAAGTATATTAGACTCTGGATAAGCTTGATATCTTTCTGTTCCCATCATATTCTCTATCAAATCTTCAAAACCTAATCTGGCTGGTCTCATCTTATTCCCCTCTCTTAAGAAAGGTATTGTTTGGCTATCCCCTACTTGTCCAAGTATACTTGTGTCAAACCTTCTATAAAGAGGTTGTGCACTACCATAAGCGTACCAAGGGTCAACCCACCTATTCAACTGTACAACAGGAACTACCATTTGGTTTGCAAATAAACTCCCTGCAAGCCTTGCTTTATCAATCAACGTAGGATTAACCATCTCTCTAACAGGTATTCCTTCGTCGTTTAAACCAACCATATTCCCGTAGCTATTAACAGTATTAGGAGTAGAAGCAGGACTACCATAAGGATTTTTAAAATTAACCACCTCATCAAAATCACTAAGAATCGGAGAGAGGTTTATAGCTTCATCCCATTTACCATTTGCTATATTTCCTACTACTTCCAGAGGAGCTGTTATAGGGGAAGCTTGGTAACTATCTACAACATACCCTTCATTCCTTCTTAAGGGAAGTTGAGCTATTACTCCGCCTTTAAAACTATTAGGTAATACTCCATAAGCGTCTTCCTGTAATTGATTAAACTCATTACCAGCTTGTGCAGGTGCATTAACAAATCCTTCAAAAGCTAAAGGTCTGTTCTTTGCTTGGTTCAATAGGACCCTTCCAGACTGTGCAGGATATTTATAGAAGTTGTATAAAGTAGATAACGCTTGCTGTCCAACAGGATTGGTAAAATAGTTTCTACCAGTGTAGTCTCCGAGAGAGGAATTAACTTTATCATTAAGCTCTCTATATAAACTTGGATTATCTTCTGTTTGTTTAATTATATCTTTCCAGTCTCCACCTTTACGTTTGGCTTGTCTAATCATATTCGCATATCTGTCAATCCCTTCAAGTTTACTTTCTAAAGAGATAATCGGATTAGCAAATAATAGGTTAAAGTTTTTAAGTCTATCCCACCCGGATGCATTCTTATCAATAAGATTACTAAACGCTCTTAATGTTGCTTGGTTTAATGGGGAGCCAGAAGCATCTTTACCTAAGAATCCGGAATAGGAAGTCTGTTGCTTTAACTTACTCGGCATAATAGATTGGTTTGACCAAGCATCTATATAATCATTTAATCCAACACCTTCCATAAGATTGAGGTTTAAGTTACCTAATCTGTTATCAGTTACAAATTTAGGAGTTGTTAGCTGAGCAGATTTAAAAGCAGAGTTAGCACTATCTAACCAACCAAGAGGAGGCTGTGCCTGTGAGTTAACTACAGCTGTTAGCCAGTTCTCATCAACCTTATACAAATCATCCCCATATCTTTCTAACAACCCTTTAGCAGAGTCATTATTAAGAGTTTTAATAGCAGAGGATAGTTGTCTACCTGGGTTAGCATAAGACGTCCTCATAGCGTCTCTAATCATCATAGGAGAGATAAATGCTTCACCTTGTTTAAGACGATAATCAGGAGTAACTTTTGTTCCAAGTTCATGGGCTATCTCATTTATAGACTTATTGCTTGACAACGCATCTTCTATACGATGACCGAGGAAATCATAAGTATCAAACAGCACATCCCCAAGTTGCTTGCTAGTAGCTGTACCAATCTCTTGAGGAGAGAGGTATCTATTACTTCTTAGAGGAGTGTTTATACCACTACCATCTCCAAGGTTCCCAGCAAATACTTGAGATATATGGGCAAGTCTACCTTGGTCTTGAGCCACATCTAAATTACGCAAGGCTGTTTCAAAAGACTCTGGAGTATGTCCTATTTCTAACAATTCTGTCTCTACAGGTTTACCAACAGTAAAGTCTTCTATAAGTCGTTGTAACCCGCCTGTTGTATAGCCTTTACTTCTGGTTGGGTCAAGCTGTTCAAGAAGGGCGTTAGCTCTAACTACATTGTCCATCTCTCTTCTTGGCACCCCAAGCTGATAAGCTAAATCGCTAATCTCATTAGATACTTCTGCCATCTTCTTAGTAGCATTTATGGTGGCACTATCGCCTTGCCAGTTGCCGGTACGTAAATTTCTTACAACATCTTCGGGTTTGAATTTACCAAGTTGTGCCCCTGTTTTTAAAGAGTCAAGCTTACTTAATGTTGGAGTAATTTTAACACCACCAGTAGCTTTACTATCAGCAAGAATACTATTAACCTTTTTCATCTCTGGAGTTTCTACAAGGTTCTTAACTCCTTGAGGTATTGGTAGTTTGTGTATTCCTTTTGCAACAGCTCCCTTAGGGATAAGACGAGTAGCTTGTGAAGTAATAGGTAAGTTGTCTATTGGATTATCATACAAACCAAACACAGCATTAGGAATAATACGGTCAACTATTTCCTTTCTGGAAGCACTTGCTATATCATCCACATCTGTATATAACGGGGCCAACCCCACATTAACTCCAGCCTTCAGCAGTTTCTTAGTTGTATCATATTTTAAAAACGACTCATCGTTTAGATAATCATCTACAGCACCTTCTATTCCGCTGTTAATCCAATCAAATATAGGGTAGTCGCCAGATTGAGTATTGGCTAGCTTATCTCTTAACTTTCTTCCGCCTTGTGCTAGATACTGTTGGCCAAGAGTTCCAAAAGTTCTTATCCCTCTAACAGTATCCATAGCATTACGGCCTATGTTGCTAAACAGTTGAGGAAGCCATCCGACCTTCTGTTCAGGAGAAATCATACCGGAGTCAATAAGCCTGCCGATTTCTGAAGGGGTTAACGCCCTTTCTCTTCCACTAGCTAAGGCTCTATTAATATCCTCAATAGTAGGGACGTATTCAACCCTGCCAGTCAGCATCTCTGTTACTATTTTATCTCTTTTAGATTTATTGGCCATAAGGATTTCCTAATAACCTTCCAACATAATTTTGCATCTGTTCCGGACTCATAGCCGGTCTTGTTCCTCTTCTAACACCAGCAGATATAGCTGTTACTTGATTAGCCAACTCAGGAGACAGATTCTTAGAAGCAATACTAAATACATCTTGAGCTGTCATAGCCGGGTCAAGTATTGCAGTTGTTAACGCAGTAGATAGCAACTTGGTATCATTTGTCATTTTAGCTTTTTGCATATCAGACAAATAACCAACCATCTTAGCATTGTAATCTTTATCAGTTTGATATCTAGTAGCTTCGTTCTTCAGAGCTTGTACAGCAAGGTCGTTATTCAACATACTAGCCAATGTCTTACGTTCTTCTGTTCCCTTAAGCAATGGTGAGTAGACGTATTGCAACATCTTGTCAGGTGAAGAAGTTATGCTGACAGGCAGTCCTGTTTGATAGCTAAGAGCATAAGCATCTGCAAGATTTCTTTCTGCTTCGTTGATACTAGCTTCAGCATTGTATCCACCTGCCAGATAGTTCTGCAATGCTTGGTTTCTTGCAAGCTCTGAGTAAGGAGCCACATTAGTATTTGTATCTCTATTTAGTATAGCTTGGAATCCTGCTCTTTGTGCATCCTTTAAGTAAGCTTCGTTGAATTCCTTTGGACTCATATTAAAAGTATCTAAATAGTTTTGTATACGCTGAGGAGATGCTACACCTGAGTACTGAGTAGGTTCAACATATACCCCACCTAGAAGTTGGTCTCCAAGTCTACCATTACCAGGAGTATAGTTGACTCCATTACCTCTGGTAGAAGTAACAACCATCCCATTGTTATCGGCCGCAGGAGTATAAGTAGAGATATTATTCACCATAGGGTCTACAGGAGGAAGACTTCCAAAACCTTCTATAGGTACAACATCTCCTATTGGAGGAACGTTAGGAACAGCCGGTAACCCACTACCATCACCAGGAAGACTATCTGGAGGAAGTATAGGCAATCCATCATTAGGAGTTTGTTTAGGCGTAGCCACAGCCGCCTTAGGAGCATTATACAACCCTGCTTTCTCCATCATAGTTCTTAGCGGAGCGTCTTCTGCTCCTTGTCTCTTACCAAAATATAATGAGTTGAAATCTTTTACTATTTGCTTAGGAGATTTATTCTGGTCAGCAACAGCACCATACTCTCCAAGGGATTTAAGGTAGCCAGCTACTTTTCTGGCTTGTTCTCCACTTGCTATAGCACCAGCACCTAACAGCCCACCTACAAATCCTAATCCCTTTGCACCTGCTTTACTTACATTGCCAAGTTCGGATGCAAACTTATTTCCACTACCGGTGAAGATGCTATCAAGTTCTGGAGCTACTTTCTTAACAGCAGGCAATGCTTTGTTAACTACTTGTTTAGTAGCTGACTTAATAGGACCACCTTCACCCAGCTTAAAGTTGATAGGTTTCTGATAAGGAGCTAAATAATTCTTTATTGCTTTAGCGCTATCATCTACAAACTTCAGCGGAGACCCTTCACCAAGCTGAAAGTTAGGAGCATACTTTCTCCCCATATTCTGTAAGGTACGAATAATCCTTAACTGTTCAGGAGTCAGAGCTTTAATTGCTTGACGCTTTGTAGGTTCTAATATATTTTCTAAGAATTCAAAATCTGCCATCGTATATCCTATCTGTTAAATACTTGTTGGTACAGAATACCATCCACTACCTTGGTTCAGATAATTATTTATAGCACCTTGTAATGCGCTTCCGTATATTGCATTACCCATAGCTGAGTTGTAAGCTTGTGTAGACAAACCGGTATTGGAAGAACTATTAGAACGATTTCCAAACATATTACCTAAAGCTTGTCCCCAAGTTTGACCACCTGTAGCACTTCCTCCCAACATCTGTATAACATCGCTCAACCCGCTACTAAATGTACCAGCGCTATTATATGGGGAAGTACCACCGCCATAAGCTTGCTGGGTACCAAACAATATAGGAGATATTGTGTTACCTGTAGAGTTGCCTATACTAGCTCCTAATGTAGAACCTTGAGGGCCTCCAAATATACCACCAACTACAGCACCACCTATTGTTAAAGGAAGAGTAAACAATTGAGAAGTTTTATTGATACGATAGTTTCTACCGTCAATATCATTTAGATACTGTCTATCTTTATTAGCATTACGTATCTGCCAGTTAGCTACGTCTTGTTGATAAGGAACACTACCCATACCACTCATAGTCTTAAACATATTCATAGTGTTGTATCTACGGGTTAGTTCGCTATTAATAAAATCATCATATGTAGCGGCTTTATTATATTGTAAGTCTGCTAGCTTACGTTGCTGTTGCAGATTATACATATCTCTATTGTATAGAGAAGGAGTAGCTCCTGTAGTACCAAATCTGCCATAGTCTCTAGCTAGAGTCTTCTGCATTGTATTACGGTAATCTCTTTCAAAATCACCTAATGCTCTATTGTATATTGCATTGACCCTACCTTCTAAATCACGCTGGGTCAACTCATCAAATACATTTACATTATTATAGTTGTCAAGAATACCTTGGTTGCCAGCATCGCCTATTTGTCTTAACCCAGTTATCCAAGAGGTATCTTGCATCTCCTCATACATAGGACGTTGTACAGGTTTCTTACCCATTATATATCCTCTCTTACTATTGTATAAATCAACTCATCATAATACTTTTCATTACCAAACTTATCAGGGAAGACGAGATTACTTTTTAAAGTTCCTTCATGTTTGAACCCCATATCCTTTAGAAGTTTAACAACTCCAAAGTTATGTTGAGGTACAGACGCTACGAGGCGTTTTATTGGGGGTAAATTATCAGCCAGGTAGTCTAGGAACCTCTTACATATTAAACGGCTGTTCTTGCCCCAGCTACGCTTTCCTATTGCACAATGGAGGTTACAACTATGGATATTATTTTTATATCCAACTACATCATCCAACATGAAGAATCCACAAGGGGAATTGTCTTTATCTAAAGCTATAAACACCATACCGTTCTTAATAGACTGCTCAGTATAGTCAAGAACATAGTCTTTATCCCCACATACAAGGTCAAAGATTTTATTCTCTTGGTCTTTCAATAGTCTATAGACTTCTTGTATAAAAGGTTCATCTTCCGAGGACCAATTGACAAGTTTAATACTGTAGTCTTCTATACCCAAGGTACCTCCTCAAGGTGGAGTCCATCGAATTCAAATCCATAACAACTCATACTTTGAACATCGCCTTTACCAGCTAGCTCTATTTGTATTTGTTGGAAGAAGCTATCAGGAAGAGGAAATCTTCTTGTTAAGAATCCGGACTCTGACCAGTTATACTCATCCCATACAGTATCGGTAATCTCTCCACTTTCATCAGACCAAATCAAAGCACTGATATCACCTTTACCATTAGTAATAAATCTTTCTTTATATCCTGACTTACCATCTCTACGGTTTCTAACCCAGAAGTTATTAGTTTCATCATCGGCTATTTGAATTCTAAATCCTCTTAATGAGTAGTTATTGCTACCATCTCCGAAATCAAACCAAGGAGAACGCCAATAGAAATTCAAAGGTTCTCCATCAAAAGTCAACCCATCAAACTCTCTAAATACTTCCCCGTTATTTGTACCTATATATACCTCATCAGAAAATCTGAACGCACAAGTAACAGCTTGAGGTACTTGCCTTCTTAACCAAGAGTTTGTTTGGAAGTCAAATATTAAAGCTATATTAGAACTAGTACCTTCAAGGAAAGGCATATAGAACAACATATATCTTTTCTTCGGATAACTAATACAATATATCTCATCCAGTCGTTTGTTGTTTAAAGAGTCGAATAGTGTTCTAATCTTAACGCTAAGCTCATCACCAACAAACTTATCTGAGAAGATAGTTCTTTTTAATAACGGATATATCCCGCCATTCCTACGGGAGTATACAAAATACCCATTGTTTGTAGCTATAAAAGACTGTTGACTTTCACAAGAGATATCAGCATAAGGTTGTACCTGCCAAGTATCAGGGTCGTTGTCCCCAGACAATATATAAGTATAATCCATACGGTGGATTGTCATATAACTAGCGAACAACCCTAAAGCAAATATATCAGAAGTATCGTTATAAAAAGGAGGGATTGCTCCAGCACCGTGCTTGATATCCCATTTATTATATTGACCAAGTTCTGAATAGTATAAATTCCCATCATTACCACCTACCCATAATCTTCCTTGGAACATCTGGATAGCCAGCCCTCTGATATCATCTTGGACCAGTTCATCGTCTTCGTTTACAAGCTTAGCATTACATTGACTAATAGCATCCAGATACATCCTTACTTGAGAGAATGTTGTTAACAAAGGAGTTCTGAGATTGAGAGAAGTATCGCTTGTTATTGAATCAACATAATACTTATTCCCATCTACTTCTATTTGGTCTCCCACCATTAGTTCTTCTATGAACTTTGTATTTAAACCGGTAACAGCAGTTTCGCCTTCTGTACCAGTTACATCACCTGTAAGTTCTTGATGGCGGCCATACTCATAAAATACTAAATCATCTATCCCGTTAGTAATAACAACTCCATCATTAAACATAACCATAGAGTGACGAGTTGTCGGACTAGGGAAAGTATATATAAGGTTAAAGGTTTGTTGAACAGGGTCTAGTTGCAACACCTTCCCGGAGGAAGTTGTAATCAACATAAACTTGTCGTTACCTTTACGGTATTCAAAACCAAGGGTTATCTTGCTATCTTGTTTATCCCCTACAAGAGTATTCCCCTCCATAGCCTTCAGCCCACCAAGGCCAAAGTATTCAACATTAACCATATCAGGAGATTCTGTATGGCGAGGGGATTGGTTGATAGTCCCTATAGAACTAACAGTATTTAACCCTCCGGTAAAGTCTTCATATCTAACAGCATTTCTAGCCAATCCTATGACCTCCTCCATAAGCTCTAGGATTATAGAACACATTAAGATAAGACTGTTGTATAGATATAGGATTGCCAGTATGGAGGCCGTTAGGAAAGTCTACGGTTCTTCTACATTCGCTCAACATCCTTTTATAAGCATTACGAAATTTTTTCTCGTAGAATATTGTCTTAGGGTCGGACTCGTTGCTTCTTAAGTCTTTACATACCCCATACACCAACACATCTCTATATTTATCGGGAATGATAGGTTCATCATCAGGTTCTGTCATGTAGGGCTTTTCATTACCTCTCTTATCACGACAAGTATTGTTTGTATAGTATCTAATTCTGAAAGTAAACCCTTCATCCTCCTGGTTAGGAGTAGGATAAACTCTTATATTATTCTCCCATATCCAATATCTGACAGGACGTCCGTGGGCACTTAACGGCATATATTTAAAATCAGGAGTATAAATAAGTGGCGCAGGATATGCATAAGGAGTTATATCTCTAATATAACCATCGACCATATCATAATTACAAACGCCACCAACAAGAATCAAATCATCTTGTCTTTCTCTGAAAGTCCAAGCTTCTTCTTGACCTATAACTATTTCTTGTAGTATTTGATTTAATTTTCTTTTAACACGTTCACCTTCTGTAGTAGTTAACTGGTCGAAAGTTTCGACCTGTTCCCAATACATCTCTCCTAATATTTCGTTACAAAGCTCTAAATAATTTCTGCCCATTAGTTGCTCCATTAACTACTTAGACCTCGGCCGGTTACGACCGAGGGAAAGTTATACAGCGAGATTAGCCTCCTGCTGCGTCAGCCTTTTTTACAAAGCCTTTGATAAGAGAATTCGGCTGGATGATTTCATAACCATAGAGCTCCAAACCTCTTACAATATCAGCAAATGAATCGAGGTCTCTCAGAGTTTCCATTACGTTGAACTGGTTAGCAAATGTGATACCCATTTTTGTACCAGCAATATAAGGGAACAATGCATCTGTTGCGCCTTCTACTTGACCCAACATTGTGTCAACTGTGATTTCAAATCCTGCGATTTGTTTTCTTTCACCAGATTGCAGAATATCATCACCAGCTACAGTCGGATGGGTTAATACTCTTGATTTAAGGAACTCACCATAAATCTCAGGAGTTACTACCAACATCGGGTTGAGTTGTTTTGACTGTTCGGCGTTGCCTTTGTAAGTATAGAAACCTTCAGAGTTCAACACGCCTTTAGCTGTTAACTTAACACGGAGGTCTACTACAAAGTCATACACTGTGTCAGGGTCTACTTCAATAGGAGCAGCAGTGCTACCATATTCTTCAACACCTGCATTTGCAAATACTTCATTTTGCAGTTCAAGACAAATCAAGTCTTGCATTTTCTGCATAGCCAAAGCGGCACTACCTTCAATAATATCAAACTGAGACTGTGCTTTTTCAATATCATTTATTTTGAAAGCGAAGTTCATTGACTTATTGATTGTCATAACACGCTGAGTAGGATAGATTGAAGAAGTATCTGCAATCACACCCTGGCCAATTACAATGTTTTCCGGGTCAGGAACAGAAATTCTAACAGTATCACCGAACTGTTTGATTTCACCTTCCCAATCTCTGTTACAGAAATTGTTCAAGAAGTTGGTCATCTTTCTTTCAGCAAGAGCAAGCTTCTTGGAATATATCTCTGGAACAAATGCTTGAATATTATTTGGAGCCATATTCTTTTATTCCTTTCCTTTTATACTCTACACATACAATATTTTAGCAACTAACTTACCACCAACATCTGTACCAGATGAACCTTTAGCAATAGCCAGTTTAACAACATCGGTATCTTTCTGGATAACAGGAGCTGATAATAACGCACCTTTGATAGTTCCTTTTAAAGCAGTAGTTGCTGTAGCGGCAACTAAAGAAGTTGAACCAACTGTAAATGCGATAGTAGTCGCACCACCTGCGAGGTCGCCTGCTTTGTTAACAAGATAACCACCAAGGATTATTTTGTTTTTAGGCAATGCGTCAGTAAGGTCTACTTCTGTAGTACCAGCAGGTAAAAGGTCGAGGTCAACAAGGACATCTCCTGAGAATACTGCGCAAGAGTTTGTGTCTCTTACTAAGTTCTGTATATCTGCCATTTCTTATTTCCTTTCTAAATCAATCCACGTTTTCTTTGTGAGTCTATTTTGTCCGCTACTTTAGCATATTCATCAATGCTCATCTTTGCTATCTCTTCTCTTGTATAAACATGCTCGCCCTGAAGATTATAGCTACCTGCACTTACACCAGCCATAGAAGTATTTACTCCCGAGGTGTCATTCTGTGCTTGTTCCATCTTAGCAATTTGTTTGCCTACTTCGATAGCCTCTGCATAGATAGAACCTATTGCTCCCATCAACCCGTTTATTTCTTCTTGCGGATTAGCAAAAGAAGTTATATTTGATTGAACAAATTCATTAACTATCTTTGCTACAGAAGGAGAATTCTCTATAAGAGTTTTATGGGGAGCTAGTGCTTGTCTAGCTTGATAAGCATTGCGTTGTGCTGCTATCTGATTTCTACGGGAGACAACTGAGTTGTACAATCTCTCACCTTGTGCTTCAAACTCGTAATAGGCTTTAGGGTCCTTTTCCAGTAGAGATTTAACTGAGGAATCAAATCCTTCGGGAGAAGAATCAACCCCATACTTGTTACACAATCTAACCCATTCAGTTTGAGCTTGATTTTCAAAAGTAGCTTCTATCCCTTGTAGCTGAACTACTTCGTTTGTTACGTCAGGCCCCATACCAAGTCTTGATTTCAGGTTGGCAATCTCTTGGTCTCTGAGTTCATACTCTTGTAACTTCCTCTTCAGCTCCGCTTCATTAGACAACGTAGCAGACCCGTTATCAAGAGTTTTATCGCCTTCAGGTATATTATTACCTTCTGTCATTTCCCCGTCGGTTCCTGGGGCTCCTGTCGTTTCTGAATTATCATTATCAACATTGTTTTGATTATCTCCAACTAAAGTATTTTCTTCACCAGTAGTATCTGCGTGAGTTTGTTGTTCTGTAGTTGAAGCAACTGATTGTTGTTCTAAACCTTCCATCGTTATTTAAGACCTCCCAATCTAGTAGCTATTGCTTTGTACTCTATCGGGTATGATTCCATCATCTCTAGGAATAATCTAATACCGGCCATAAAGTCCTTTGTTATTCCTACACCTTCCCCCATACATACTCTTTCCATACACCATTTACCCATATAGGTACGAAGGTCTTCTAATTCTTTCTCCTTCCCATTGAATAAATCAAACCAACATTTCCCCTCTCTTAAAAACTTCTCATCAGCTTTTCGTTTAGCTTCTTTAGCTTCCCTCTCAATCTTCTTAGCTTGTGCATCTTCTATTTTAGCTATTTTGCTGAGTTCTACTTGTTCTTCGATAGTTGCCATAAAAATCCTTTCTATGATTAATTATGTTATCTCTGGCTGTGGACCTGCCATAGCTAGCTGTTGTGCTGTAGCTGGCAGATTCATCTTTATCATTTCTTTCATATCGTTATTAAATTCTGGGAGGTTCTTTTCTTGAATACCCATAGACCTACCAATATTATTAATAGCTTGACTCAATCCTGCTATCTCAAATATTTGGCTAGTACCTTTAAAGTTAGCTCTATTAAGTACCCAACGTAACAACTCTATAGACGTATCCACATCCATAATCTGAGCTAAGCTTTGGAATACAGGGGTGCCAAGCAGGTTAAATAACTTAGTCACTTCTGCTTCTTTTTCAATAGCAGATTGGTTACCTCCGATTATAAACGTATAGTTACCGCTTCTTACTTCCTGGTCTACTCTTTGAAACTCTTGAGTGCCATCGTTTTCAACTCTCACATCATACTCTTCTGTTTCAAAATACTTTTTAAATGTTGAGAACGTCTCCACCATCTTCAGTATTATTCTTGAAGAGAACTTGTAAGCTTCGTGGTTAATCCTCATAGAGGCACCCGCATGGATATAAGTAGACTCACTAGCTGTACGTACACTGCCGTCTTGACTACCTAAAAGATATTGAGTAATACCGGTAGCGCCTTCTATCTTTCTTTTGAAGAAATCTTGGAAATCAAAATTCCTTAAACCGGAAGAGAAATCAAGTTTGCTTGGTGCTTGCCCACCTAAAACTGTTTGTTCATATTCCACAGGCTTACCTGGGATAAGTTCTGTAAATTCTGAGAACGCACCTTTAGGGGCAAGGAAAGTAGGAATTACGTTTAGTTCCCAAGCTTTCAAAGAGAGGTCCATACATTTGTTCTCTACATCAGCTATAATATAAGCTGACTTAAGAGGAGATTGACCTCTTCCTGTATCTGGTCTTGCTAGATATGTACCGTATATCCAAGGACATTCTGGATACATACTCTCAGCCATACGGGCAAGATACTTACCAGCTACTACAAATATTTCCATATCACGGAGTAACTCATTAGTCTCCGGCACCAGATAATCTCCACGGTACTCCAGTACTTCTATTGTTGCTCCTATTACTTTGATATCCTCGCATTTCTCATCGTCAAGAATATCATTAACTTGAGGAGCATTCCTCACCATATCTATAAGTTCTTCTTTCTCTTCTTTAGAAAGATTAAATGCTGTGTTAGCCAGTACATACTGGAGAGGAACAAAGCTTCTGTATATCTTCCCACACATTCCCCAGTTCCAACGTTGGCTAGGGTCGTAGTAAAGATTGTGGGGGTCCATCCTCTTGACATCAACATGGCCAGGTTTAACCACACTAACCATTGTTTTTTTATAATTGACATCAACTATATTACCTTCAGAATCAAGGATGGCTTCGCCTTCAACTTGTGGGACTTTCTCAATATCTTGGTCCCAATGGATATATACAGCGGCTTCGCCTTTAGTTGTCCAGTCCTCAAGGACTCCGTCAAGCGTTCCTTTAAGATTTATCTTATAGAAGTCATATACTAAACTTGCTTTATATATAGACGACAAATCATTACTACGTAGGTCTTGTCCTTCTATATCAAACATCCCATCATATGATTGATAAGTTGCTCTATATATCGCACTCATATAAGTTTGGTACTGTTCATAAACATCCGGAATTTTCTTAACTTCCCCGGAGGTGTTTTTATAACAAGGGAATATTTCCTTCAGTATAGCAACAGTATCTTTTCTGCTCTCAGTTAATTGGTCATACCAATCGTGGAACTTATCCAATATATCAGCAACAATAACATCACGTTTAGCTTTGTTCAAGCTACGTCTATCAGTTTTACCATTAGGTTTGTATTCGTATATTGCCAAAATTAAACTCCGCTTGTATATTTATTCCCAAACACATCCAACATCGGAGGGCCTTGATAAGCTTTTAAATCAACAGGTTTTATCGGATAGTATAAACAAATCAAATAACTAACTGCGTCAAATGGGTGGCCTAGATATTTTGCCCTTGGGTCTACCCTTAACTTACCAGTAGATATTCTTTTAGGACGGCTCCCGCCTTCTTCCATTTCAAAGTTTTCTATGTTGTATATCAGCCACACACAAGAAGGGTGAATAAAGATGTGGGGTTTATTATCAGGGCCTAAGAACATCCTATTCCAGCAAGCAGTACGCCAACCTATATCGGGGTTCTTGTTCATAACAGCCAGTTTCACATCATAGCCAGCTTGTTTAAATATGTTCTGCATTATCAGGTAGTCGCTACCTTTGGTAGTATCTGATTTACCACTAGCATCACCGTTTATAATTATTTTACAATCCTTATACCCTGTCAAGAGTTCTTCTGCCACAAACCTTGAAGTCCCTTCTGTAGTCGCATGTTGAGTCACTACCTCATGAAGGACGTAAATGTCGCCATCGTAATGTTGGCATATATACCAACACATAGGGTCTTTGTTAAAGTCGCAGGTTATATGGAGAGGCATATCACGTCTTATCTTCAAATCATTGCGGAGCTGTAGGTCTCTATTGAAATGTTTGGTGACAAGTCCTTTTGTAAAATCTACATCTTCCCCAAGTACATTAACCCTATAGTAGTCTTCGTCGTAAGTGTCCTTTAAGGTTTGTACAAATCCTTTAGGGAGATAGATGTTATCTGTGGTGGGGGCTATAATCCTTCTAAAGTTTGGCCTTGGTTTTTCTACAAACTTCTCATATATCCAACCTTTACGGCTTTCCGGGTTTGTGTGTCCAAACAATCTATATCTAAAATCATCTCCCCATTCAGGACGCTTCTCTTGTCTAAGACGGGCCAACAACATCTCAAAGGTAGACTGAGGCACATCGCTCATCTCTTCTATCTCTACAAACCCAAGGTTTAAAGATTTAATCTTGTCTGGTTCTTCCAGGTGGCGGAACAATATCTCACTGCCATTCTCAAGAGTTATGATGTTGCTAGACTTGTTGTGGGAATATTTAAGCCCCATCTTTTCAAAATGTTCTTTATAGCTTACAAGGGTGGTGTCTGTTACAAGCTTTATTGTTTGTGCACCTACCAACCCTCTTATCTTAGGATATTTCAAACACAACAAAGTACCAAGAAGACTACCAGCAAATGTTTTACCACTACCATAGCCTCCTTGATACAGCGCTACGTCTATATCATAATCATGAGGGATTTCTAAGAACTGTCTTTGCGCAGGTAATAAATTGTAATTACATTCAGTCATAATCTTATTGGTGGAAGTGGAGGGATTTGAACCCTCGTCCTGCGGTTACTCTTTGGTCTTTATCCGCCGTCAACACCTGTATCACTCCCTTGAAGAAGTTGGTTCATTTCCCTTCTCGCATTCCGCTGTGAACCTTAGCACCACATAGACTCCTAACTATGGTCAGATAGTACGTACGCTACTTCTGATAGGCATAATTTAAGGGGGAACCCCACCTAGTGGCAACTCTTTTAAATCTTACTCGGGTCAAGATTACTAACATTGATAACTGGTTGGTCAACCTTCATATTGTCAGGCTCAACCCCACACCATCTTGCTATCTTTTCTAGTATATCAGTTGCTTCTTTAACCCTGTTGAGATTATTGGCTTTGCTATATTGATAATACATAGCACGTAACAGACGTTCCTTATTCATCTTTTGTGCTTTGGTAATATTGACAAAGTCTTCTTCTCTTTTTTTCATATACTCTTGTACTTCACTATTAGCCAGTAGGTCAAGAGCTATATCTCTAGCATCTTTCCTTGGATACCCAGCTAGTATAGCAGAAGCTTCAGGAGAGGCAGTTTCTAAAAAGGTTGTTACAAATTTCTTTTGCTTTTCGTCTAACATCTTCCATCTCCATTATAAAGTTTTTCCATACGTAATCTAAACTCGCTATAGCGTTGTTTTTTTTTATCCTTCGGTATCTTTCTATTGGATATATTTAAAGATACTGGGTATTCGTTACAGAACCATACCATAGTCAAACAGGTAAGATAACTCATACAACATATAATCGTTGAATAGAGGGTGTATTTGAGTTTGTTCCACATAGTATACCTTTCTTAAAGAAAAACCTAGCGCTACATATTGTAGGCTCCTCCACTAGGTCAACTCATGAGGGGGTAGGAAGGAGGTGAGGGTAGGACAGGAGCTATCCATAAATCTTTCCATTAACAGAGAATCTATTATTAGAAGCTTTCACTATCGTTGGGAATACTTGTTCGTTATCAAACTCCAGTATTGCAAATCCATTCTGCCAGTTAGGATTACTTACATATTCCATAGTGGGTTCACAAGCACAACCAATCTCTAACCAGAAGTTATCTTTACCGCAAGTACTCATATTGTAAAATCCTAGACGGTGGGTATGGCCACTTACTCCGGACTTAAGATATTTCTCAAACTCAGCCTTAGCGGAGTAGCAAGAATGTTTGCGGACAAGTTCGCCATGGGTGAAGATAACCCCACGAAGTTCGTAGCTTCCAACTAAAGTTACATTATCAATTTCATCTAACCGCAATAACCGCTCAAGCTTTAACCCTCTTATGGAAGCTACGCTAGAATTCTTCCAGAGGTATTTTCTTAACCTATCTTCGTGGTTGCCTTCAACAAGAATAATTTCTGTCGAAGGGGATGCTTTTCTTAAAAGGTACAATATTGAGAAAGCGATGTCAAGTTCTTTTTGTAAATTTCCGACCCTAGAAGGGTCCTTGTCGAATCTGCTCAAGTCGTAGAAGTCGACGAAATCGCCTAGTATTATTAGCTTTCCAGGTTTGTAATCGGAAATAAATTCTATAAAATTTTTTACAAATTCTTTGTTTTGGAACGGTACGTGAAAGTCGCTTATTGCTACAACGTTAACTTTTTCTTCACTAGCTATAGAAGATTTGTATAGGGAGAAGTACCCTTCAATAATTGGTTGATTTAAATAGGGAAATTTATCGAGGGCGCTTTTTAAGTCCCGCCTTAAATCGTTACGATTTTTAATATTTTTTTCTTTGAACCAATTCGCCAAATCTTTTGCTATATCCATATTTCACCCCTATCATATATACTACGATTCCATTGTATCATATAGAAATTTTTTTGTCAACTACTTGACAAGATTTCTAAAATTTGTTACAATAAAGTTACTCTTCTTTGAGTATATGTCCTGAAGTGGTCAGGTAGAACTCATGGGGGGGTAAATAGAAGATAATCTTTTCTTGAGACAGCTTGCTGTCGCCCTTGGATACGGACAAGACTAAACTACCGTAGAAAAAGAAGACCACTCGTTTGGCTACTAGATTAGAAGAACCTAGTAGATATTTTTATGCCTAAAGGCCAAAATAAACCCAATTAAACCTTTGGTTGGTAAGAAACCATTAGGGAAGGAACAAGGGAAACCTTACCTTTCTTTAGGATATTATATATCCTTTCTTTGGTAGGAAAGAATCTAAGGAAGGGTAAAAGAAGATAATATATAAACTTTAGGAATATATAGTATTGGTATTAAATTAGTTTTGTAAGTTGTTGGGGCTGTTAATTGGAAATGGCGTATAAGGATATTAACACCCAACCAACGACACCACCGTCGGAGTCCCTTCGACGGGGAAGAGCCCCCCGGTCCACAAAGGGAAGGACAGCAGGGGAGGGTGGCACCACCT